GCTTTTTTGGTTCCAAAAATATATATATGTCTGATGGTGGTCCTTGCCCGTCTTTGGACACACTTCATCACCGTAAGCCAAGAATCGAATTTGTCCTTGACTCATGAGTTTATCATAGTCACAATCGATATTCCATTGTGTGACGCAAAACGATCTAGTTTTCCAAGTCATTCACCAATCCACCCCCCTAGTCTTAAGTAGTACTTTTACACTATTTAAGTACGCGGACCTCCACTATTGAAACATGCCCTATGGACGCTACCGCCGCCGCCGCACAGGACGGTACAAACGCAAAACTGCGCCCAAGCGCGTTGCCCGCCGAGCCCGCTACAAGCGCTCCGCAAAAGCACAAAGCCGCCAGATCACAAGCCTGGCGAAGAGTTTGGTGTCGTTGCGTTCTAAAGTTAAGGAGGAGACAGTTGCGCTTAGCCGCTGGCAGCTCAATTTACAAAATATGGCGCTCGACTCGTCAAACGGACAAGGACTAAATATTAATCGTAACATTTTCGTTCTGCCGCTCACCTCTGCTACATCTAGTGGCACTGCCGCCGCTAGTAGTTCATTTTCAGACCCTTCGATAAAAGATGGGACCTGGACCGAAGTTCAACCTATTGTGGGTGACACTCGCTCCGCTACTGCCGGCAAACATGCCCCCGCGTGGATTAAGCTTCATAAGCAGCATACACGCCTTTGCTTCCACCAGAACAATATGACTCGTAATTGTCGATTCGAGCTATTTGTTGTACGCCTAGCACGCCCTGGAGAAGGTGAATGTCAGAATGACGCAGCTATGCTACAGATTCAGGCCGCTATTGACGGTGTTGCCTTCACAGGCGCACCTGATTCGGCCACCCGCTTCCTGCCCGGAGAAGACTACTATAGTTCTCCTGGGTACATTGGTCCAACTCCACCGACCTCAACGACCTTCCAGACTGACCTTAATGGCCACGTCTTGGTCCAGATGAATAATCAACGCTATATTGTTGAGCATCATCGCAAGTTTGTCCTGGGTCCTACACTGAAGCCCACTGGCAACCCACAAACTACTCCTCCAGTTACACTAACCACAGCCGCTGGTTCTACGCCCGACGCTCGTGACTACTACGAGTGTGCATTTACGACAAATTATGGTGGCACGAAGCTGATGCCATACAACACTGACCCCAATTTGTCCAACCAGAGCCCCCTTAACATTACAGACGTTTCCTACCCAGATATTTCCAGCCGCGTAAAACGCTGGGTATGCATTTTTCCTAGTCGCACACTATCGTCAACCGCCAATACCTTGGGCGTTCCAATCATGACCTGCTTGAGTAACATTAGTACTACAGTTCCTGTATAAAAGTTACTTTATTCTCTACCTCTCCCCCTCATTCAAATAGAATCCGCAGGCCGCAGGGCCTGCCGCGCGAATACTCTTAGATGTTGCAGCCACATGTTCCATGTGGTTAGCTGCCCTAGTTCTATGTGTCTTTCGTGTATGACGTACGTTTACGTTTCTGCTCTAAGGTTACATTATTACCCTTAGAGCACTTCTGAGCGATTTGAAGTTCTTGAACCTTCGCCGGCGTCATGTACTCACATTCGATTATTTCGAACCGCCGAGTGAACTGTACCATATCCTCCGAACCACGCTCTAGTTCTGCATAGCATTTACTAGGGTGGTGCACACTCGTTATAATGAGTGTTTTTGCCAGGAATGGCACCGGAGCCTTATTCCGCTGCTTTACTTGTTTGGGCCAACAGTCCACAAGGTCAAACAGCAGTTGCAGCTCAATCTGTTTTCTGAATTCATTAAAGATGACAGTTTCTTGACCTGTGTATCCATCCCACCATACATCCTCAAGACATTTGACGTAACACGTAGCTGGGTCAAAGTCTTTATGAGCCCTGTGGCTCTTACCTGAGTGTGATACGCCGTGATACCATATACCTTTGGTCATCCACGTGCGGTACCGCTTCCTTAGCGCTATTTCCTCTATCTTAGCCAATGTACGCCCATACATGTGGTACATTTGCGGATTAGCTAGACACACGTCTTCTGATGTGATTTTACCGTCCATAATCATGTCCTTTGTTTCATCCAAATCGCCTCTAAAGCCCTGCTTTGGCTCGTCACCAAGTTTCCTGAACGAGCCCTCTTTACTACAGTATGCCTCATTCTCCTGAAATGAGCCCCGCATTGGCGCTACATTACAATGTGTAGGCCCAAATAGTTTGCCAATGTTATTTAAGCTACGTTTACCTGCGCTTTTTTGGTTCCAAAAATATATATATGTCTGATGGTGGTCCTTGCCCGTCTTTGGACACACTTCATCACCGTAAGCCAAGAATCGAATTTGTCCTTGACTCATGAGTTTATCATAGTCA